GAAAATATATTACAAATGCTAGAAATAGCAAAGGAACAAAAACAGATAGGTGAATACACCCATTTGGCATTAGGTAAAAACAAATTACCGCAAACATTAAGGGAAGCTTACAAACAATTTAAAATTGAGCTATGTCAATAAAGAAAAAAATAGAATTAGAAATTGATGCAACTTCATTAGGTGCTTTAGAAAACCAGTTGGAAGGAGTAAACCAAGAATTAAAAGAAGTAGAGTTAGGCAGCGACAGGTTCAAAGAATTAACAAAGCAATCGCAGTTACTTAACAAAGAAATTACTAAAATAAACAACGAAATTGAAGGCTTCCAGTTTGAAGATAAAATTATGGCTGCTGATGGTGCTGCTAAGATATTTGGTGGTTCATTATCTGCTGCTGTTGGTACGTTAGGCGCATTAGGCATAGAAAGTGAAGCGTTTGGTGAGTTTGAACAAAAAGCTGCATCGGCTATTGCAGTCGGTTTAGGTATAAAAGATGTATCAGAAGGGTTTGGTCAAGTTGCCATTGCAGCAAAAAAGTCTGGAATAGCTACTAAACTTTTTGGGACAACTACTAAAAAAGCACTTATTGCAACAGGTTTAGGCGTTTTTGTGGTGGCTTTAGGTACTATAATTGCTTACTGGGATGACATTAACAAAGGTGTTAAACGCTTTTTAAGTAATGCACCCTTTATTGGTAAGGCTGTTGACGCTGTAAAAGGTGCTTTTGATAGCCTTTTTGAAGCTGCTAAGCCTATATTAACATTCTTAGGGATATTGCCAAGCGAAGCTGAAATAGCACAACAAAAAATTAAAGACCTTACAAGCCAAACAGTACAGGAGTTAGAGCGTGAAATTGCCTTAGCAACAGCAGCAGGCAACAAAAGTGCAAGGGATATGTTTAATTTGCGTAAACGTTTAATGGAGGCAGAGTTGCAGCAAATGCGCGACAACAACGATGAAAAAGAAACTATATTTAAAAAGGAAACTGAACTACTTGCATTAGAAGCAGTAGAGCAGAAACGTTTGCGTGAAGAAGCATTGGGTAATGTACAGCGTGAAAAAGTAGAAACAGTAAGTGCAATAGAAGCAAAAGGTTTAGCAACAGTAGAAACTAATGCTAAAATTCAAACAAGCGGTGATGACTTAGCAGCGCACGTACAAAATACTCGTGATGAAGATGCTGCACGGGAAGATGAGTTGGCAAAATACAAACTAAGCATAGCAGCAAACCAATTAGGTCAGATATCAAACTTACTAGGTGAAAACAGCGCAGCAGGAAAAGCAGCAGCAATCGCATCGGCTACAATTAACAGTTATTTAGCATTTACAGACGTTTTAAAAACACCAACTACATTGCCTGAGCCATTTGGTAGTATTCAAAAAATAATTAGCGCAGGGACAGTTCTAGCATCTGGTATTGCAACTGTTAAAAATATTGTTAGCGTTAAAACACCACCATCAAAAAAGGGCGGTGGAGGCGCAGGACGTGGCGCTATACCTTCGGCAACAGCAGCACCCGCACCTCCTTCATTTAATATTGTAGGCGCAAGCGAAACAAACCAATTAGCACAAGTAATAGGGGGGCAAGAACAACAGCCAGTAAAAGCCTTTGTTGTATCTAACGAAGTAACCAACGCGCAAGCATTAGACAGAAATATTGTCAATTCTGCTTCACTCGGTTAACAAAAACAAAAAAAAACTATTGTTATAATATGGACATTATAGAATTATTCATTGACGAAAATGATGATGTGAGCGGGATTGACGCTGTATCTATCGTAGAAAACCCTGCAATTGAGGAAGACTTCATTATGCTTAAAAACCAAGAATTTAAGTTTGCCGAAGTAAACAAAGAAAAGCGTATTTTAATGGGTGCAGCATTAATTCCTAACAAACCCATCTACCGCAGAAACGAAGATAACGAATACTACATTTATTTTAGTCGCGATACGGTACGCAAAGCAAGTGAATTATTTTTTATAAAAGGAAACCACAATAAAAGCACACTAGAACATCAAGTACCTTTAGAGGGTTTGGTAGCTGTTGAAAGCTGGATAGTTGAAGATAAACAAAACGACAAGACCAACCATTACGAAATGGATGTACCGCTAGGCACGTGGATGCTATCTATGAAAGTACTAAACGACGACGTGTGGAATAACTATGTAAAGACTGGCAAGGTTAAAGGGTTCAGTATTGAAGGCTACTTTGCTGACAAGTTAGAAAGACCTAACGAACCTAACGATTTATCTGCATGGGATGAAGAAGAAGCAGGCTTTTTAGTACAAGAGCTAGAAGCAGTTTTAAAAGGGGAAGAACTTGAATCATATTCTGACTACCCTAAATCAGTAAGTAATAACGCAAAAAGAGGAATAGAATTAAACGAAAAAGTCAACAACAGGTGTGCAACACAAGTAGGGAAGGTAAGAGCACAACAACTTGCTCAAGGAAAACCTGTAACTGTAGAAACAATAAAAAGAATGTTCAGTTACCTAAGTAGGGCTGAAGTTTATTATGACAAAGGCGACACAGAAAGTTGCGGTTATATATCATATCTTTTGTGGGGTGGTAAAAGCGCTAAGAGTTGGGCAGAAAGTAAACTAAATAAATTAGATGAGTAGCTACGAAAGGCACGCGCCAAGCCCAAAAAATGATAGAAGAGCCTGCATGTGCAAAGATGGAACATATAGCAGAAAGTGTTGTGATGGAAGTTTCCAAGCACAAGGGATAGGCAATATTACAGGAGAAAGCCTTGCAGGTGTTTGGTATGGATATTTAGCAACAGCTTGTTCTGACCAACATACTAGGCACGTTCATATGCACGATACAGAATTAACGGTTGGTAAAGTGTATTATCTTACTTTAGAAAACAATCACAACGAGTGTTACACAATAACTTCTACACACCATTCAGAAGGTGTGCATATAAATACTGCATCTGTTCAGTATGATGATTGTGCAGAATGTGAAGCAGCAAATTAAAAACACAACAAAATATTTAATAATTAATTGTTAATATATAACGCACTAAAAAAATATAATTGTACAAATATATGAAAGCGAACGAAATACTAAACAAAGCAAAAGAACTTTTATCCATAGAAACACAAGTGGAAGAAGTTAAGTTGGCGCAAGCTAAACTAGAAAACGGAACTGTTATTGAAGCAGAATCATTTGCCGAAGGGCAAGAAGTGTTCATTGTAACAGAAGATGAAAAGGTTGCACTCCCAGTTGGTGAATACGAAATGGAAGATGGGCAAGCCTTAAAAGTAGAAGAGGAAGGTATTATCTCCAGTATTGGTGAAGCACCTGCCGAAGAAGAAGTGGAAGCAGAAACTGAAGAAGTAGAAGCAGAAGAACAAGAAATGGAATACGCTACTAAGGCTGAACTTTCCGAGATCCGAGAAATGGTTGAAGAAATTAAATCTATGCTAGAACCTAAAGAGGAAATGAGCGCAGATGAATTGGCAACAGAAGCAGTTGAAAATATTGTTGATGAGGTTAAGGAAGAATTATCAGCTGTTGAACCAGTTGAAAAAATTAAGCATAACCCTGAAGCGAGTGCAAAAAAGGAAATTAACCTATATGCACAGAAACAACCAAGTAACACCTTTGAGCGTGTGCTAGGACAATTTGCAAAAATTAATAAATAAATAAAAAATGGCAACAACAACATCAATTACAACCACCTATGCAGGTGAGTCGGCTGGACAGTTCATCTCTCCTGCCTTATTAAGCGGTGCAACACTAGCAAATGGCGGTGTTACAATTAAACCGAATGTTAAATTTAAAGAAGTAATTAAAAAATTATCTACTGACGCACTTGTAAAAAACGCATCATGTGATTTTTCTGCTACTTCAACAATTACGTTAACAGAGCGTATCTTACAACCAGAGTTTCAACAAGTAAATTTGCAACTTTGTAAAGATGACTTTATTAACGATTGGGAAGCTATCTCAATGGGTTATTCAGCTCACCAAGATTTGCCTTCTTCTTTCCAAGAATACTTAATTGCTTATGTAGCTGCAAAAGTAGCTGATCGCACAGAGCGTTCTTTATGGAGTGGTGATACTGCAACAAGTGGGCAGTTTAACGGTTTCACTAAATTAGTAAGTGAAGATGCAGCTTTACCAGCAGCACAAGAAATTGCTGGAACAACTGTAACCTCTGCGAACGTTATCACAGAATTAGGTTCTATCGTTGATGCTATCCCTTCAACTCTTTACGGTGAAGAAGATATGTATATTTACGTTTCACAGAATATTGCGCGCGCATACGTTCGTGCTCTTGGAGGATTCGGAGCAGCAGGATTAGGAGCAGCAGGAACGAACGCACAAGGAACACAATGGTGGAATAATGGTTCACTTTCTTTTGATGGTGTTAAATTATTTGTAGCAAACGGTCTTGGAGACAACGATGCAATCGCTACTACTAAATCAAATTTATTCTTCGGGACTGGCCTCTTAGCAGATCACAACGAAGTTAAATTGTTAGATATGGCTGACCTTGATGGTTCTCAAAATGTGCGTGTTGTAATGCGATTTACAGCAGGAGCGCAAATAGGAGTCATTGAAGATGTAGTCACTTATGGTATTGCAAACTCTGCAAACTAATAAGTAATTAAATAACCAAAAGGGGTGGGTGTGCCAATGTGCCTGCTCACCCTTTTTTAATACCAAAAAATATGAGTTGTGGATTAACAAGAGCAAGATCGCTAGAATGTAAAGACGTCGTTGGTGGGATTAAAGCTGTATATTTTGCAGACTTTGGTGACATCACGATTGCTTACGACTCTACCGACACAGACGTTATTGACGATTTAGGTTCAGTAACAGTTTACAAATACGATTTAAAGGGTGCAAACAGCTTTGAACAAACCATTACCTCATCAAGAGAAAATGGAACAACGTTTTTTGAGCAGTCTTTAAGCATTAACCTGACCAAGTTAACAAAAGAAGATCACAAGGAATTAAAACTCCTTAGTTATGGAAGGCCACACGTTATTGTACACGATTACAACGGTAATGCGTTTTTAATGGGTGCAGAACATGGTGCAGAAGTGACTGGTGGAACTATTGTAACAGGTGCAGCAATGGGTGATATGAGTGGCTACACACTTACATTATCGGCACAGGAACAACTTCCTGCAAACTTTTTAGAAGGTGCAACAGAAGCAGACCCTTTTGCAGGGTTAACAACAACACCAACTTTAGGTTAACAGTTAATTTTTAAATTAAAGGGGTGGCATTAGCTGCCCTTTTTTTTGCTTTATAATTAACAAAAAACAAAAAGATTTATTGTATATATATGATTGTCCTACAAAATATAGATAGCGACCAAACGTTTAGTTTTATTCCACGTAGTTACACAGATGGAAACACATACACCATTATAATAACAAACGAAACAACTAACACTGAAGCGTACAACGATACAGCAACGACATTCAGCGCTGTTGACTATTATTACCAGTTCACAGACACTTTTACACTTGTTGAGGACACCACATACAACTTAGAAATTAAAGACGGCAGCGACGTTGTTTTTAAAGATAAAATATTTTGCACAAATCAAGCTGCAAGTTCTTACAGCGTTAACAATAACGTTTACACAGAACATAGCGAAGAAAACGAATTTATAGTATTATAATGGCAAGAAACCAAAACAAGGTTAACGCAAACGTTGACAGCATTCATGTAGTTAATTTATCTTCCTACAATAAACCAAAAGTTGTTGAAGATAAGCGTAAAGAATGGGTTGCCTATGGCGACGATAATAATTACTATCAATACCTTATAGACCTTTACACTAACTCAACCACAAACAACGCAATTATTAACGGTGTCAGTAATATGGTTTACGGAAAAGGGCTTGACGCTTTAGATAGCAGCAAAAAGCCTGATGAGTATGCAGCAATGCGTTCAATATTCCATAATGATTGTTTAAAGAAAATTACGCTTGATCTTAAATTATTAGGTGAAGCCTGTTTTCAGGTTGTTTATCAAGATGGCAAGGTAAAGCAAGCAGAGCATTTCCCACGCCAAACATTAAGGGCTGAAAAGTACAATGAAGAAGGCAACATTGAAGCGTATTATTATCACCCTAATTGGGCTAAAATGAAAACTAGCGAAAAGCCAGAGCGAATTGCAGCTTTTGGTTTTGGTAACGGTAAAGAGCCAGAAATTAAAATGGTTAAAAAATACGTTAGTGGATATGATTATTACTGCCCTGTTGATTATCAGGGGGGTCTTGCTTATGCAGAACTAGAAAGTGAAGTGGCTGATTACCTAATTAACGATGTTAGAAATGGTTTTAGCGGAACAAAGGTTGTCAACTTTAATAACGGTGTGCCAGACAGGGACAAACAATTACAGCTGAAAAACGATGTAATGAA